AAACTAAAGATAGTTCGTACGGATGGAAGCGTACTTGAAGGCGAGATCACCCCAGCGGTGGAATACTCGTTCGAGCAGTACGCTAAAAAGGGTTTCCATAAGGCGTTTCGCGATGAAGAAAAGCAGAGCGATGTCTATTGGTTAGCATGGGAAGTAACACGCAGAGCAGGTGAATCTGTTAAGCCTTTCGGGATTGACTTCATTGAGACGCTAAAGAGCGTAACTGTCGAGGACTCAGACCCTTTAGCTTAAAGCGCGATCTTCCGTTCACCTACCTGATTGCTAGGCTAAGCATTAGGTTGGGAATCGCGCCACAGCAGTTATTGGAGTTAGACAAGGTTATGCTCGATGCACTCGTGCAAGGGCTTAGAGATGAAGCGAAAGAGGTGAGCGATGCCAGCAACAGTAAAAGGCGCGGTAGAGCTTAGAAAAGCCCTTCGCAAGTTCACACCTGATCTAGCCAAAGAAACTCAAAAAGAAATTAAAACAGCAATTAGACCAATCAGCCAATCGGCTAAAGGCTATGTTCCAGATCGCGGAAGCGTTCTAAGTGGATGGCTACCTCGTCAAATGTCCGAGGGACGATTTCCTACATTTAACCCATCCGAGGTTAGATCGCGCATTGGTTTTAAGACAAGTCCATCAAAGGCTAATTCACGCGGATTTAGAGCTATTGCTCAGGTATTTAACAAAAGCCGAGCAGGTTCTATTTACGAAAGAATGGGCAAGGTAACGCCTAATAGCACATTCGTTCTTAATCAAGATGGCAAGTATCGCGCACCTCTTAAAGGAAAAGATCGCATGCAAGGTCGCTTACTTTATCGTGCTTATGATGAGAACAATGGAAAAGCCAGAAACGGCGTTCTTAAAGCCATTTCATCATCGGCAGCGAAACTTAATCAACGAGCAAGTGTGAGAGGCTAATCATGGCAAATGTAGTCATTGATATCGCTACCGAGTTCACGGGTAAAAAAGCCTTCAAGGATGCTGAAACAGCCACAGACAAATTAACCAAGAATGTTAAAGGTCTTGCTAAAGGCTTACTTGCTGTTTACAGCGCACAGAAAATTCTTTCCTATGGCAAGGCATCTGTTAAGGCTTTTGCAGAAGATGACAAGGCAGCCAAGGCATTAGGCACAACTCTTAAGAATCTAGGTCTTGCCTATGGTGCAAATGTAGGCACAGTTAATGGCTTCATATCTCGTCTTGAAATGCAGACAGGTGTACTCGATGACGAGTTACGCCCTGCTATGGATCGCTTCCTTCGCGCCACATTATCAGTCACCAAGTCTCAGGAATTATTAGGCTTAGCACTTGACATTAGCGCAGGTACAGGCAGAAGCCTTACCCAAGTATCACAGAGCTTACAGAAGGCATACCTAGGACAGACTCAGGCACTAGGTCGCTTGGGTGTAGGACTTACAAAGGCTGAACTTACATCATCTTCATTTGAGGAAATCCAAGCACGCTTGGCAACTCTTTTTGCAGGTCAGGCAGCAGCGGCAGCTGATACTTATGCAGGTTCACTTGCTAAATTAACTGTTGCTGGAAACAATGCAAAAGAAACTATCGGTGAAGGTCTAGTCGATGCAATTAAGACTGCATCTGGTTCTAGCACTATTGATCCACTAGTCAATGGCATTGATCGTATTGCCAACGGAATTGCTGGACTTGCACGCGAAACAGGCAAGTTCATTGCCATTACTAAATCACTCTTTGATCCAAAGAACTTCTTCTTTAATAACTTTGACCCAGATGCTTTTAAGGGCATGGGCAATATATCTATGTCTGTGTCTTCACAGGATACTCAAAAGGCAGACAATGCATCGCTTAAAGCTCAAAGAGCTATGACTGCATTAACTAAGTCACAGGCTGCTAATCAAGCCAAGATACTCAAAGATAAGAGATTACAGGCAGCAATCGACAAGGCTACGGCAGCACTTGCTAAAGGTAGCGATATCTTTGACATTGATCAGATCCAGATTGCAGCAGCACTTGCTAATCAAACAGAGCAACTAGGCAAGGCAAGCACCTCAGCACAGGCGTTACAGATTGCCAACGATATTGCTCGCCTGAATGTCAAGAAGTCAATTAATGAATTAGAAGATGCAATCGCTTCTAAGGATGCCGCAGCTATCGAAGCAGCCACGAAGAAGCTCAACGAGGACATGAAGATCCTTGGCGTTCTTAGCCAGCAGAATGTAAAACTTCTAGATATCAAGTCTATTCTGGATAGCCTTCTTCCTAAAGATTTAATCAACCTACAAAACCTTAAAGATGCTATTGCTCTACTTGGTCAGATTCAAGTCCCTGGAATCGCTGCACCTAGCGCAGGTGGTGGTGGCGGTGGCGGTGGCGGCGGTGCTGGAGCAGCACAGACATTAGCCGACCTACGCGCCACCACAGAAGTAGGAACACCAATAAACCATCTATTAAAAGAACACATTGATGAAATTTTAAGTTCGGCTGTAATGCCAGAAGTCGATGAGCAATCTCAACGCGCTGCGATGAAAGTGTTGGAAAGAACTGGAATCTCCGCAGACTCAACCTTTGACCCTGCAAGGTTTAGAGCGCGTGAGTCAGGCGATACCATTAACATTAGTGTGCAGACAGGCATTGGCGATCCTAACGCTATTGCAGAAGCGATCGATCAAGTCCTTAATGATGCAGTTGCCCGTGGCACATTGAGAGGTTATGTACCTGCATGACATGGCTTCCAGAATGGCGAGTAACAGTAGGTGACGATGTCTATACGACTGTTACCTCTGTTTCCTATGCCTCTGGTCGGTTAGACATTGATCGGCAACCGACAGCAGGTTACTGCCGAGTAGAGATTGTCAATACTAACAATGCACCTTTTACCATCAATGTCACAGAGCCAATCACATTAGAGCTAAAGAATGGCTCAGGCACTTATGTGACTGTATTCGGTGGTGAGGTTTCAGACTTTAACATTGGTGTCAGAAGTCCAGAGGAATCTGGCTACATCACCACAGGCACAATCTTAGGCATTGGCTCACTTGCCAGACTTGCTAAGGCGATCTTCAATCAGGCACTTGCAGAAGAATTAGATGGCGAACAGATCGCAGATATCTTGGGCGCAGCTCTGAACCTGTCATGGGCAGAAGTCACACCTACTGTCACATGGGATACATACCCAGCAACACAGGAATGGGAAACGGCAGAGTCCTACATTGGCACTATCGACTCAGGCTTCTATACAATGATCGCTCTAGCTGCTAGTGCTTCTGCTAAGTCTCAAAGCCTTGCAGATCAGATTGCCAATAGCGCACTTGGTCAGATCTACGAGGAAAAGGACGGGGATGTCTCTTATGCAGACGCAGACCACAGATCTAACTATCTTGCAGCAAATGGCTTTACTGACATCGATGGCGCGTATGCATCACCTACCTCTATCCAATCCACAACTCAGATTGCTCGCATCCGTAACAGCCTTATTTATCGTTACGCCACAGGATACGGATCGACTTACAGTATCTCTGATGCAGACTCCATAGCCTCTTACGGGCTCTTTGAGCGTTCGTTTGACTCTAACATTAAGAACCTTGCAGACATCACTAATATCGCCTCTAGAGAGCTTGCCCTGCGTAAGAACCCACGCGGATCTTTAGGGGCAATTACCTTCCGCCTAGATAATCCAGACATCCCAACAGCGATGCTTGACAGTCTTATCGAAGTCTTTTTTGGTCAGCCTGTGCTTATCACCAACTTGCCTAGCAACTTGCTCGATGGTCAGTTTGACGGCTTTGTCGAGAATGTGGCACTTAGGGCAACACCTAGTTTTACTGAAATGACTCTCTACATTTCAGCAACAGACTTCTCACTATCTACGACTCAATGGGAAACAGTTATTCCAGCTTCACTAGCATGGACAGGCGTCAATGCTATACTAACATGGACAAATGCGACAGGAGCACTAACCTAATATGGCACTTTCACCGAATTATCAGTGGGCTGAGCCCGATAACAGCAGCCTTGTAAAAAATGGCGCACAGGATATTCGCGCATTAGGCGATGCTATTGATACCTCTGTATGGAATGTCGGCTATGGTCAAGCTGCAAAAAATAAGTATATCAATGCTGACTTCAACATCAATCAGAGACAATTTACAAGTGTGGTTAATCCAGTGGGTCTTCATAATTTCGACAGATGGAAAGCTGATGCAGTTGATGGAACTAGCACCTACAGCGCACAAACATTTACTCCGGGGGCTGCTCCAGTCGCAGGATACGAATCGACTAATTTTTTAAGAATTGTTACAAGTGGTCAAACACTTACATCCGCCTTAACTAACTTTGCTCAAATTATTGAAGATGTAAGAACCCTTGCTGGCAATCCTGTAACTGTTTCTTTTTGGGCGAAAGCAAACACAGGTACTCCAAAGATAGCAGTAGAGTTTCGTCAAAACTTTGGTTCAGGTGGTAGCGCGGTTGTTTCCACTCCAGTCGGAGCAGTCACTATTGGCACAACGTGGCAACGGTACTCATTAACGGGGACAGTGCCTTCAGTATCTGGAAAGACTATCGGAGCTAATAGCTTCTTTAACAATACATTTATTGTTTCTGCTGGTAGCGATTTTAACACTCGCGCAAGTAGCATTGGAATCCAATCTAATACTTTTGATGTTTGGGGATTTCAGATTGAATACGGGTCAAAGGCAACTCCATTCCAATTAGCAGGTGGCGGAGCGCAACAGTCTGAACTGGCTTTGTGCCAGCGTTACTACTTCCGCACAAAAGTATCAGCCGCTTATGGTTACATTGGAAATATTGGCAATGCAACTGCAACCTCGACTGCCCGTACCACGCTTTCTTTACCTGTACCAATGCGAGTACAACCGAATGCAATAGATTATGGCGGGGCTATTACAGTGAGTGATGGTGCAACACTTACCACTCCTGGTTCAATTACATTGGAAACTAACGGCACGACCCAAGCACCACAAATTGTAGGCAATATGTCTACCAATATTTTGACTCAATTCCGCTCTTATATGTTTCAAGACAATAACGCGGGAACTGCCTACCTCGGATTAAATGCGGAGATATAAAAATGGAAAATGTAACCTTTATCAGAACTACTCACGAATTGACTGGCGAAGTCACAGAGCACGCAATCATTGACAAAGGCAATGGCGAATTTACTTCAATGTTGAAATCAACTTATGACGCTATGCAAGCGGATGAAGCCTAAATTATCTAACGCTGCGATACAGCTACGCGAACAGTTCGATGACTCGTTCCCAGATCGTGACCGCACATCGGATGGTTGGATCGGTGATACCCGACACGCTGCTCGCAAGTCAGATCATAATCCAGATGAGCAGGGCTGGGTTCGTGCCATTGATGTGGACAAAGATCTCCACAAAAATGGCAAGCCCGACATCATGGGAGATCTTGCTGATCAGCTTCGTACCTTATCAAAGTCCAAAACGGATAAGCGTATTGCTTACATCATTTACGATGGACGAATCTGTTCCCACATCCTTAACTGGAAGTGGCGCAATTACACAGGGGCTAACAAACACACTAAGCACATGCATGTTAGCTTTAAGAAAGAAGCTGACAATGATGG